AGAGAAGAAAGTGATATCCTTTGCAGAGAAAAGAGCATTAGTACAAGCAAGAAAATTATTGAAGGATAAAGATGAGTAGTTGCATAAAATGATTATGTATGATATAATAAATCTAGATACTTGTATGACAAAAATAAAACCTATAGTAAGAGTACCAAATCTTGTAGCAAAAAATTTACTTGACACAAGATATAGGCAAAGGATTGTGAAGAATAAAAAGAAGTATAATAGAAGGAGAGATAAAGATGTATGTGATAGCACATCATAGATATAACGATATTAACCGGCTAAGAAAAGCTAAGTGGACTGAAACATATCCGGTTGACCAACTCGTAGATGAGGAGAATAATATACTGAAGTTTGAAACAAAAGAAGAAGCATTACAAACTTTGAAATCTTGGGGAGTAGATATGATTTTTGCTCAACAAGAAGGAGTAACGATTGAAGGAGTGAATTAATGGAACAAATACTAATGATATATTATTTTTTAGGTGGAGTAGTAGTAGGAATATTTATCATACTACTTGCATATTTATTAACAAGAAAATAGGAGTGTATAATGTACGACCCAGTGTTTATAAACTTATTAGAAAAGAATGTAAAAGATTTACAAGAACAGTTACGCAATGCTAATATTAGAATCAAACAATTAAATGATGAGAATTATAAATTGCGTAGGAAAATAGGAATTGAGAGAGATGATGGAAGAAAACTCACCAACAGCTCTGATGGTGTATGGTTAGGAGATGCAGAGATGCCAGATGCAGAGCATTTAAAAAAGGATTTTAAGACAGGTGGATAAGGCAAGAGAAAGAAGATTTAAAGCTACCGGAAAGTATTTTAGAGATACTAAACAAAATAAATATTTATGGTTAAATAATATTTTCCCGGCCTTACTACTTGCAAGTTTATTTTTTTTATTGTATAATTATTAGGAGAATTACAATGACAATAGATACAAAATGTTATAGAATTTTAGGTAAAAAAGAAGTACAATATTCAACCTTAGTAGAAGTACCTAAGGATTGGAGTATGGAACAGGTTCAAGAATATATTGATAATAATATGATTGATACTTGGACAGAAGAAGACACAGGCTTTGAACCTATAGAAGTATCAGATGAAAAGCCTGAATTACTAGATGATAAAGAGGCAGATGAGATATCGTATGATATAGGTATGTTTCTTTATAATGAGGAAGAAGAAGATGAATAATTTATGGGATAAAGACGAGAAGAAAATGTATAGAAAACTATTTAAAGAATATAAAAGAGAAGGTTGCTCTAATGAAGAGGCAAGAATATATGCAAAACAAGACTGTAGAAATAGTATAGGCCTTGATATAGATTCTGCTGAAGAGCTTTACATAAATGCTTTGAAAGATTTCTCTTGACATTATGAAAAAGTTTTCTATAATATATAAATATATATATATAATATATAATATAATTAATAATTATTTATTAAAATATATAATAAATATATTTATATTATTATTATCATTATGGGTATTATATGTATTTATTATGATGATTTATTATACGTTTAAATAACTAGAAAGGAATATAAAGTGGTAGAATTTTTATTATGGTATACACTCATAGGTGTTGCAATAGGTTTATCTAACGCAATGGGTATGATGTAATGCAGAGTAAGTGGATAAGTAGAGGGAGATGCCCTTGTGGAGAATCAAAGAATGGTTATAATATTCATGCTGATGGGCATGCCTTCTGCTTCTCTTGTCAGAAAAGATTTAATAATGTAGGAGAGGCAAAAATGGAAACGAAAGTTGTAGATATACAAGAACGAGTCCAAGTAAATGGAGAGTATGGTTCGATACAAGATAGAAGAATATCAGAACCAACTGCCAGAAAGTATAGGACAAAGATAAAAAGAAATGGTAGTATGATTACACACCATTACTACGAATACTACAATGTAGAAGGTAGCCATGTTGCTACAAAGATTCGCCAAGTAGAAGGAAAAAGAATATGGTCTCAAGGAGATATAGGAGATGCCTTACTGTTTGGTCAGAATTTATTTAAGTCCGGTGGAAAATACATAACCATTGTTGAAGGAGAGATAGATGCAATGTCTGTGTATGAAATGCTAGGAAGTAAATGGGCAGTAGTATCAATTAAGAATGGAGTTCAAAGTGCTGTGCAGAATTGTAAACAACACTTGGAGTACCTGAATAGTTTTGAAAATGTTGTGGTATGTTTTGATGCAGACAAACCTGGGGTTGAGGCCTCACAAAAGGTAGCACAACTATTTGAACCTAACAAATGTAAAATAGTTAGACTTGACCACAAAGACCCAAACGAATATTTAAAGATAGGAAAAGCGAAGGAGTTTGTGCAAGATTGGTGGAGTGCAGAATCATACACACCGGCAGGCATAGTAAACTTAGCCAAGCTAGGAGATACTTTATACGAAGAGGAGTATTGTGAAACGATACCATATCCTTGGAGTGCCATGAATGAAAAAACATATGGCATGAGAACAGGAGAGTTAGTTACATTTACTTCTGGTGCTGGCATGGGTAAGTCTTCAATCATGCGTGAGTTAATGCATCACATCTTAAAAAATTCTAGTGATAACATAGGAATACTAGCACTAGAAGAGAGCACAAAGAACACTGCATTTAATATCATGTCAGTGGAAGCTAATCAAAGATTATATATTAAGGAGATACGAAATCAATTTTCAAAAGAGCAGTTACACCAGTGGCAAAAAGATACGATTGGCTCTGGTAGATTCTTTGCCTTTGACCATTTTGGTTCTATCAGTAATGATGAGATACTATCTAGAGTTCGATACATGGCAAAGTCTTTGGATTGTAAGTGGATATTCTTAGACCATCTATCTATCTTAGTTAGTGGACAAGATGATGGAGATGAAAGAAAATCTATTGATGTATTGATGACTAAGTTGCGTTCACTGGTAGAAGAAACAGGAGTTGGTTTACTATTAGTATCACATCTTAGGAGACCAACAGGAGACTTAGGCCATGAGAATGGTAAGGAGGTTACACTATCACACCTTAGAGGAAGTGCAAGTATCGCACACCTATCTGACAGTGTGATAGCATTGGAGAGAAACCAACAAGCAGATGATGAAGTCATAGCATGCACAACAACAATTCGTATTCTCAAGAACAGATACACTGGAGAGACAGGAGTATGTACGTACTTGCATTATGATAAAAAGTCTGGTAGAATGTCTCAAATAGATAATCCTTTTGAAGATGAATTTAATAATCAAGCACAAGGAGTTTTATAATATGAAGTGTTATAACTGTGGAACAGAATTAATTTGGGGTGGTGACCATGACTGTGAAGAACACGAAGACCATGCTATCGTTACTAATCTTTCTTGTCCTGAATGTGATGCCTTTCATTTAGTGTACTGGGGTCACAAAGGAGAAGAAGAAGAAAGTAAACAGCTTTGGATAGAAGGTTATAAAGATTGGTTACATAAAAAAGAACTTGACACAGATGATGAGATGTGGTATCATTACTGTGATGTTGAAAAAAGTGAAATGGAAATAGGTAAAGGAGAAGAGTGTAGTTGGTGTGGTGCAAATGAAAGTAGTTCTTGATATTGAAACAGATGGATTTAATCCTAGTAAAGTACATTGTATTGTAGCAAAAGATATAAATACAAATGTTGTTACAGTGTTTGACCCATCTACTATGTACAGTTTTAATAACTGGGCAAAGCAAGTAGATAAATTTATTATGCATAATGGATTATCTTTTGATGTTCCGGTTCTTAATAGACTGCTTAATTCAAACATACTACCAGGTGATGTTATTGATACATTAGTTTTATCTCAGTTGTTTAATCCTATACGAGAGAAAGGACATAGCCTAAGAGCATGGGGTGAAAAACTAAACATGTTAAAGGGTGGTGAAGATGTAAACTTTTCTAAGTACGATTACAATATGCTGAAGTATTGTAAACAAGATGTAGAAATAACACATGCTGTTTATAATGAATTAGTAAAAGAAAGTAAAGGTTTTTCTAAGGAGTCTATAGATTTAGAGCATGACATTAGATTAATCATTGACCAACAAGAGAAGAATGGTTTTGCTTTTGATATACAGAAAGCACAAGAGTTACTAGCAAAACTAAAAGATGATATCTATGACTTAGAGCAATGGTCGTTAGAAGAGTTCGAACCTACCATTGTGGAGATGAAGACGAAGACAAAAGAAATACCATTTAACATTGGTTCTCGTCAGCAGATAGCTGATAGATTAATGAAGAGAGGTTGGAAACCAAAACAGTTTACTGATAAAGATAATATTATAATTAACGAAGCTGTTTTAAAAACAATCAAAGAGCCAGAGTTAAAATTAATTGCAGAAAGATTTACAAAGTATTTTTTACTGCAGAAGAGAGCAGTAATGGTGGAGTCTTGGATTGAGGCATGTGATGAGAATAATAAAGTTCATGGAAGAGTGATGACACTACGAACTATTACTGGTCGCATGGCACATAACTCACCAAACATGGCACAAGTTCCGGCCACATATTCACCATATGGAAAGGAGTGTAGAAACTTATGGACTGTATCAGACCCAACAAAATATAAATTAGTGGGTACTGATGCTAGTGGTTTAGAGTTACGTTGTCTTGCACATTATCTTAATGATACAAATTATACAGATGAGATATTGAATGGAGATATACACACTAAGAATATGGAGTTAGCAGGAATAAAGAATAGAGACCAGGCCAAGACATTTATCTATGCCTTTCTCTATGGTGCTGGTGCAGAAAAGATAGGTAAGATAGTAGGAGCTGGAAAGGAGCAAGGCAATATGTTAATTAAAAGATTCTTGTCTAACCTACCTTCTCTAAAAAGATTGCGTGAGCAAGTAGAAACTGCTGGTAGAAGAGGAAGAATATTAGCTATAGATGGAAGGTACTTAAAAGTTAGAAGTGCACATTCAGCATTAAATACTCTTCTACAAGGAGCAGGTGCTATTATTTGTAAACATTGGTTACTACATATTATAAAAAGAGTTTACAATAAAAAGCTTGATGTTAAGTTAGTGGCATCTGTTCATGACGAATACCAATTCGAAGTAGCAAACAAAGATGTGGGAGAGTTTTGTAGCATCACAAAGATTGCTATTAAAGAAACTGAAAAGACATTGAAGTTAAGATGTCCTCTTGATAACGATTACAAAGTAGGAGTAACATGGACAGAAACTCATTAGACCAATTAACATTATTTAATTTAGAACCAATAATAGAAAAAAATACTTTAACACAAGTTTGTAATACGTGTGATAAGGAACTACCTTTAAGTTACTTTAACACCAAAGGTAAATTTAAAGAACAAAATAAAAGATATTCTTATCTAGATAAAACTTGTAAGTCTTGTGATTCTATTGAAAGAGGAGAAAGAAAACTTAGAGAAAAAAAATATGGAATGCCACCTAAAAATTATCGCTGTCCTATTTGTGAAAGAAATGAAAAAGAAATTAAAAATAATTTAATTAAAGTAGATGAGAATAGAAATGTTGTTGTAAGAGATTTTAAATATCCTGTTTGGGTCATAGACCATGACCATGACACAGGAGAGTTTAGAGGTTTTTTATGTAACTCTTGTAATACTGGGTTAGGAGCTTTAGGTGATAATAAAAAATCTATTAAAAAAGTTTTAACTTACTTAGAAAAGGCTGAAAAAAACAATGAATAATTTAGAACCAAAAATAGAAGACAGAAAAAAGTTTGATTTAGATTTGAAGTATGGTAAAGTAAAAGAAAAAATTATTGCTGACATGCTACAAGATAAGAAGATAGAAGTAAAGTCTGAAAGAGGTATGTGGTTAGATACTGGTAACATAGCGATTGAATTTGAAAGCTATGGTAAACCTAGTGGGATTGTATCCACTGAATCAGATTACTGGTTTCATAATCTTTGCATAGGAGAGGAGATATATGGGACACTGGTATTTAAAACTGATATGTTAAAGAAGATTATAAAGAACACACCTAACAAAAGAGAAGTATCTGGTGGTGATAATAAGGCTTCGAAAATGTATCTAATGAATATACAGAAATTATTTAATGTAGATATAATAAAAAAAAGTGTTGACAATGATAGTTAAATCATGCTATAATATAATTTTAATAACCAAAAAAGGAGAATACACGTATGAGTGTAATTAGTGGAACTGCTTATTGGGCAAGCATAACAAGTCCAAACACAACATTTGATGCAGATGGTACATGGAGTATTGATGTAGGTAATCTGGATGCAGACAACAAGGCTCTCGCAGAAAAAGATGGTCTTGCTATAAAGAATAAAGGTGATGACAGAGGAGACTTTGTTAGCATCAAACGAAACGTCAAAAGAAAAGATGGTAACTTAAATAGTGCACCGGAAGTTCTTGATGCTCAGAAGAGAACCATGATGAATACATTAGTAGGTAATGGTTCTAAAGTAAATGTACTGTACACCACATATGAGTGGAAGTTTAAAGGTAGAGCAGGTGTTTCTGCTGACCTTAAAAAAGTACAGGTCGTAGACTTAGTTCCTTATCAGGGTGATGCAGATGATGCATTTGATGTAGTACCTGATGGATACTCTGCTGAGTCAGACGAAAAAATTCCTTTTGCCTCTTAATTAAAAGGATAGTGGGAGACTGTTTAGCTTGGCAGTCTCTCACGTTTTATTTATGAAAAAAATAGATACTATAGTAGAAGATATATACAGTTTATTCGAAAAAAAGAATGAAGAACTAACTGAAAAAGAAGTAGATAAATGTATAGATGACTTTGCTAATTCGGTTAAGATACATGTAAAAGATTTTTTAAAGCAGATGCCTCATGAAAAGTCAAGATTAAGATTATCAACAATAGGCAAACCAGATAGACAGCTATGGTATGATTTTAAAAATACAGAGATAGTTCCTATACCACCTAGCACTAGAATTAAATTCTTGTATGGATATATATTAGAAGAATTATTAATTATGCTTGCTTCTATTGCAGGACATAAAGTTTCACAGCAACAGAAACAAGTTAAACTAGAAGGAGTTGTAGGACACCAGGACTGTATGATTGATGGCACATTAGTTGATTGTAAGAGTGCATCAGGTAGAGGCTTTACTAAATTTAAATATAATAACTTATCCAGTGATGACCCATTCGGTTACATATCACAGATATCAGCATATGCAGAGGCCAATGGTGTTGATGAGGCTGGATTTTTAGTTATTAATAAATCAACAGGAGAAATATGTTATACCAAAGTACATTCGTTGGAGATGATAAATGCTAAGAAGAGAATACAACATCTTAAAAAAGTTGTGTCATCTACCAATATACCTGATAAATGTTATTCTGATATTCCTGATGGCAAGTCTGGTAATTATAAGCTTGACGTTGGTTGTATCTACTGTCATTATAAGCATGATTGTTGGAGTGATGCTAATGATGGTAAAGGACTTCGTGCTTTTCAGTATTCAACCGGTAAGAGATATCTTACTAAAGTTGAGAAAGAACCAAACGTAGACGAAGTTAAATGAACAAAGAATCTTTTGTTTATCTTTGGTATGACTCAAGAAGTAAAATGTTTTATCTAGGTAAACATAAAGGCACACCTGATGATGGATATACTCATTCTTCTAAGAGGTGGCAACAATTTAAAAGTGATAGTGTGCCACAAGGAGTTAGAAGAAGAATTATTGCTTGGGGTATAGATAAAGATATGTGTGAATTAGAAACTAAACTTTTGTTTAATAGAAAAGAAAAATGTTGGAGTAGATATTATAATGTTAATATTGGTGGTAATTTTAGTGCAGACTATAATGACCCAAAATATAAAGAAATGATGCGTAAATGTAATTATGATAATCCAGAAGTAAAAAAGAAAAAAAGTAAATTTCATAGTGCAATACACAAAGACCCAGAGTATCAAAGAAAAATGAGAAAAAATAATTATGATAATTTAGAAGTAAAAGAAAGAATTAGACAAAAAGTTTCAGGAGAAAAGAATGGATTTGCTGGATTACCTAGAAAAATAACTTTCAATAATGGTGAAATAAAAGTAGTAAAAAATTTAACACAGTTTGCCAGAGAAAATAATTACTGTACTTCACACCTTCATCATTTAGAAAAAGGTTGGAAGATTCAAGGAGGAAAAAAAGTTAGAATATTAAAATGTAAGGATATAATTAAAGTAGAAGAAGCTTAATGAAAAAAGAACATGACATAATACAAATTGAAAATGCTTTTTATTCTGAACCTTACAATTCAGAGAAGAGATTATTTATTGCTGTGATATTACAAGCATTGTTAGATGTATCTAAAAAACCTATCACAACATATGATAAAGTAAATAGACAAAAAGCAGAGGCATGGTTCTTTGCAGACGTAGGAGTAACATGTGAAAATTTTAATACAGTATGCGACATGGCCGGAGTAGATTCAAATAAAACCAGGTCATTCGCATACAAAGTTATTAATACAAAAAACAATAAGTATTTAAGAAATAGAATTAGAAGTGTGTTAAGAGGTGAAGATGAGTAAAGATAAAAAAGACTTGACATATGAACAGAACTTTGATAAACTATATGCTGATATGATATATTATGAGGAGCAAGCAAAAATGGGATTAATGGATGAAGCAATAAAAGAAACTGTTAAAGATACAGGTTTCAAAAAGACAGACATAAAAAAGAAAGCAATACAAGCTACATTAAAACAAGTAGGTGGTAGTCATTACAAAGATTGTAAGATACAACCTGTGGAATACATTGTAGGTAATGACTTAACTTTTCTTGAAGGTAATATAATTAAATATGTTACAAGACATAGAAGAAAAGGTGAAGGCAAAAAAGATATTGAGAAAGTAATACACTACGCAGAAATGATTTTAGAAATGGAGTACAAGGATGAATAACTATTTACCAACCGAATACCAAAGTTTTATACACCTATCTAGATATTCTAGATGGTTGCCTGATGAAGGTAGAAGAGAGACATGGATAGAAACAGTAACAAGATTAACAAACTTTATGCAGTATCATTTAAAGAAAAATTTAAATGTAGAAATAGAAAGTGAGACATGGAGAAAGATAGAAGATTATATTACTGGACTTTCTGTGATGCCTTCTATGAGAGCATTGATGACTGCAGGCACAGCATTAGAAAGAGAAAACATTGCTGGATATAACTGTTCCTATATTCCTATTGATAATCCAAAAGCATTTGATGAAATACTTTATATCTTAATGAATGGTACAGGTGTAGGTTTTTCTGTTGAGAGAGAAAATGTAAACAAACTTCCTACTATACCAGACAGAGAATTTGAAAAGACAGATGATGTTGTAGCTGTTGCTGATTCTAAAGAAGGATGGGCAAGAGGATTTAAAGATTTAATATCTTATCTGTATACAAATAGAATACCAAAAATAGATGTGAATAAAATAAGACCTGCTGGACAAAGATTAAAAACATTTGGTGGTAGAGCTAGTGGGCCTCAACCTTTAATTAATTTATTTGATTTTGTTATTGAAAAGTTTAAAGGTGCTAGAGGTAGAAAATTAAACACTATGGAGTGTCACGATATTGCGTGTAAGACTGGTGAAGTTGTTGTTGTAGGTGGTGTGCGTAGGTCTGCTCTTATATCTTTGAGTAATTTATCAGACCAAAGATTAAGAGTTGCAAAGTCTGGTGCCTGGTGGGATACAAATCCTGAAAGAGCACTAGCAAATAACTCTGTTGTATATACTGAAAAGCCTGATGCAGGTATTTTTATGAAGGAGTGGTTGGCCTTATATGAAAGTAAGTCTGGCGAAAGAGGTATATTCAACAGAGTATCAGCACAAGAAAAAGCTAGAGAGAATGGTAGACGTAATGGTGACCATCCTTTTGGTACTAATCCTTGTAGTGAAATAATATTAAGACCTAATCAGTTTTGTAATCTTACAGAAGTAGTTGTAAGACCTATGGATACTGAAGCTACACTACATGATAAAATAGAAGTGGCTACAATACTAGGTACAATACAAGCTACACTTACAGACTTTGGATATCTAAGAAAGAGATGGCAACAGAACACAGAAGAAGAAAGATTATTAGGTGTATCTCTTACAGGTATTATGGATAATTCTATTATCAATAGACAAAGAGCAAAGCTACCAGAGATATTACAAAGTATGAGAAACAAAGCTGTTGTAACAAATAAAGAATGGGCAGATAAATTAGGTATACCACAATCAACAGCTATTACATGTGTCAAACCTTCTGGTACAGTTAGTCAATTAGTTGACTCTGCTAGTGGTATTCATGCTAGACATAATCCTTATTATATTAGAACAGTAAGAGGAGATAAGAAAGACCCATTAACACAGTTTATGAAAGAACAAGGTATACCAAATGAACCAGATGTAATGAAGCCTGACCATACTACAGTGTTTTCTTTTCCTATGAGTTGTTCTGATACTGCTGTGTATAGAAATGATATGGCAGCAATCGAGCAGTTAGAGATATGGAAGTGTTATGCACAGCATTGGTGTGAACATAAACCATCTGTAACTATATCTGTAAAAGAAAATGAGTGGGTGAATGTAGGTAATTGGTGTTGGGATAATTTTGATTATCTTTCTGGTGTATCTTTCTTACCTTTTTCAGACCATACATATCAGCAAGCACCTTATCAAGATATAGATAAAGAGCAGTATACTTCTTTACAATCTAAGATGCCTGAAAAAATTGATTGGACTAAACTACAGGACTTTGAAAAAGAAGATAACACAAGAGGTTCACAAGAGTTGGCATGTACTGCAGGCTCATGTGAGTTAGTAGATATATAATTGGAAAGGAAAAAATGTATAAACAATATAAAGTAA